GTTCCACTTGTTAGTGCCACTGGAGACTAGTGACGTAATGCCGTAGTTGTTTGTGCCTTGGGTTTGGTCGGCAATGTAGAGGCCGTGTTGATTGGTAAGAGTTGATCCACTACCAAGCGACATATTTGAGGCATATAACCCGTAGAAGTTAGTTAACGCTGTGGAGGCCGCAGTTGTGTTATTTACGGAAGATATTGCAAAATAATGTGTGCTACTTGCACTAATTGTTTGGGTAGCACGAAGTCCATAAGCGGTTAAATTAGGTTGGCCTGATCCACGAACAAATAGCGAAATTTGATTATCAGCAGCCCCACCAACACCCATATACCCATTCACCGTCACAGTGTCGGTAGAAGCATCACCAAGGGTTGTGTTGCCTTTGATACTAGTGCTTCCATCAATTGTGGCAGCACCAGACAAATACAAATCTTTAAATCTTAAACCAGACGAACCAATACTAACTGTATCGTCAGTCTTAGGAGCCATCAAAGTTGTCGAAACTGTAACGTCTTGTACAGGACCAATCTTTGTAATGGCAGCGCCTTCAGCGTCAGAACCATCATGACTATGACCTGTGGTTTTATTAAACGCAGCAACTACGCCGTCAAACTCATTATCCAAGTCTGAAGCGTTAATGATGTTGCCATCGGCAATATTATTGGTTGTATCTTTACGAGTATAGCCCGTCATGTTTAGTCCTTACTATTTCCTAGTTTTATCACATTATCTGCGATCATGTGTACCAAATTCTAAAGTTGCAGCATCCAATGAGAAAGGGGGATTTGTGCTATCAGAAACGAATTGAATAGAAACTGAGAACCCAGATCCAACAACTTGAGTCTGGAATAGTTTCTTAAGTTTGCTACCATAAACAATGGAGCCATATGTTGCACCAGCTGTACCGTAGAAACCAACAGTGCCTGTATCGTTTGACAAAATAATAGTGTTGGGTTGAACGCTACCCTCAGTGTCAAAGTCAAGTTTCAAGTTGACAGAGGTTGTCACACTACCCTGAGGATTCGTATACAAGAACATCTTATAGAATGTCTTACGAATACGAGGATCATTAATGTGTACAAACGGAGTGGCAAAGCTTGCGTAAATATTTTCACCATCAAAGCTATTACCACTTTCCATTTGATAGACATATCCACTGTCATTTGCAAATACAATGATTTCGCTTTGGTCAATATAGTTGGTATCGGCAACATATGACTTGATACCACGAAGCTCTGCCCAATCAATATCAGAAGTATTCTCACTACTCATCTGTGTACCAAGAATACCTTTTGCAGCATTAGTCGTAACGTTTTGATTGTAGCCAAGGAGTCTATATTGACTTTTGTTTTTAATTACAACAGAAGCAAAGTTTGTACTAGACGAAATCAAGTCTGTAACTTCTTTTTGAATTGATTTAGAAACCAATCCAAGGCTAAAGTCATTATTGCGATCTGTAGCACCAAGCAATCTCAATCCATCTGGACCAAGAAAAATAACATCGCCACCAATTTCCTGAATAGTATCTGAAGCTACACAGCCAATCTTACGAGTGATTGGTTGCATGACAAAGTCAGACAACGTATTACCAGTGAGTTGAGAAATTGTTCGTTCTGTAAAGATGACAAGAGTTTCACGGAAGACAATGATGCCAGTGATGACACCGTCTGCCGCAATTACACCTGCACCATTGGCAGCACTGAAGTCATCATCAGTCATTGGTGCAGTGAATACAAGCATGTCGCCTTTAGCAAAGAATAAATGCTTCTTATGCCATGTGACAAATGATGCACCTTTAACATCTTCTGTACCAGAAATTAATTTAAAGTTTGTATCATCATACACAAAGGGATAATTAATACCATCAACGCCTACAATCTTTTCTGTACTGTTTTGTCTATATTTAGTGGTGCGCAATGTGATGCCATTACTATAGTCAATTGACTTCCAAGTAATCGCTGCGTTATCAGCAGGACTAGAAGCAAGAGCTGGGGTAATATGAATTGTAGAAGCACCTGCTGTAACAGTTGCATCAGTAGTGACGGTATAGACTTTTTGAACACCAGCAATTGTGAACGTATCACCAACACGAGGAATATCAGTTAAGCCATCAACAGAAAGCGTAGAGCCTGTTTGACCTGCGCCATTCACCAATACTGTTCCGTAAAATGGAACATTAATCTTCAACCAACCAGCGCCAGTGCTTCGATATACGTCACCGTTTCTGGCAGCAATCACCATGTTTTCCCAAGCAGCAACACCTTTAACAAGACCTGCTTTGGTAGTGATGGTCACAGCTGCTTTATCGGCAGGACTAGAAGCAAGAGATGTTGTTAAAGTGAGAGTAGCTTGTTTTGTTACATCACTATAGATTACACCACCAACAGCAACAGTGTATGTACCAGTGACACCAGAGATGGTTAGAGTGTCTCCAGCAACTGGGGCACTGAATAAGTTAGCAATGATAAGTGTAGTTCCAGACTGACCACTGCCTTGAACAAGTGGATTACCATAAGCTGGAACCATATTGCTGTCATACTTATCAAACCCTTCGATACGCATGTATCCACCCTCTACAGAGGGTTCAAAGTTTCTTAAGATACGAGCACTACCCGGAGCCTCAACGCCTTGTTGTAGGGGAGATAGATGGGTAATAAGCCCACCTTTAAATTGGTATGCATACGTTTGGAGTGCGTCTGCCATTACTTAACCCTGTCGCCAAATGCTGTAGCCTTAGTAGGCTTAATAGTGCCTGATCGCATATATGTATATCGGTTAACCAACATAGTGCGCATACGCTTCACACCTTCTTCAAACTTAGCTTTAGAGATGTTGGCAGACTGTTCATTACCACGGAACATATACGCATAGAACATTGCACCATCAATGATGACATGTCTAAAGCGTTCTGGAATTGTTGGAACATCTGAATAGCTTTCGAGATCTACAGGGATTCGATAGTATTCATAGAACACAGTATAGTCGTGATCGGGTGCTGGAGATACACCATATTCCAAACTAGGACAATGAAACACTCGCAAAGGTACAGCAAGCTTTGATGTATCTGTAGAATATTCTTGATCAACAGCGTTACTCAAATAATCTTCGTATGAACCTACAGCAAGTTTCTTTGTGTTATTACCAAAGGTAGCATCTTCTTTAATACGGAAAGTATCAAAGTCAATTGTGTTTGCGTCTGTAGGAAATGCGTAACGAGTTACACCTGTGCTCAATGTTTCTTCAGCAAGCACATGATTGAAGGGCCATTCATAATGAATGTGATTGATGTCACGGATGGCAGAGTTAACACCATCTTTAATTTGACCGTAGAAACCTGTAGCGTTTGCAAAGTTAGAAGATGTGAGTTCAACTTCGTTGAGTCTACGATTGACCTCATTGACAAGATCTAAATAGTTATATGCCATATTATTGCTCTTTAATCTTCAAACGAACAACACGTTCTACAAGATTACCTGTGTTATCTGTCATAGCGCATGTGAATTTATAGTCGGTGTTATTAGTACCCAGACCTAAGTTGATAGTTACCACACTACCGCTAATAGTTTGTGAAACGTTTTGAATACCATTCACAACTTGACCAGCACCAATTGCTGTCTTAACACCAGAAGCATCGTCAACATACCATGTGACAGTGCTAATGGTTGCACCAGACAACCATCGTGACCAGTCAATGCTATAGTCAAGCACTTCGTCTTTATCTTTAGGGGGCCATCTAAACGACATAATGTTCCTTAAGCTACCAAGACACTTCGATCAGAAGAAGTTGTCTTTCTATATGTGTACGAAACTCTAGGCATATTCGACACATTTACAGTTCGTGTCGATGGAGTAGATCTTTTATCGACATATACAGTTCTATCTTGCGCCAGTACCATCACTGTACGTTCTTTAGATGTTGCTTTTCTTTCAACGTAAACAGTACGGGTATTGGCATATAAAGAAGCTACAGCATTATAGTCGAAAACTGCAGCACTTACTATTACTCCACCAAGTTGAGTTGTAGCATAAACACCATCAAATGTAGGTCTAGCATTCTCAGCAATTGCTACATCGCCTACATATCCAGTTGCATAAACACCAGATGTTTCATATATGCTGTATGCATATACAGTAGTATCACCTAATGTAGCATTGCTTTGCAAACTAACAATATCAATGTTAGCTTTTGCAACAATTGTTAACGTACCAAGGGAAGAAGTAACCTCAATCCCATCTACGGGAATTCTATTAATCGACCTAACATCGACATCCCCGATGGTTGTAGAAGCTTCGCTACCTGTAAGGAGTGTGTTAGCTGCTGCAGTTTCGGTTGTAGAGCCAATCTCTGCCGTGCTAACAACGCCTGTAAGGAGCGTATTAGCTTTTGCAATGAGAGTGGGTAGACCTACATATCCGGTAACTTCTATTCCACTAACAGGGAACTTACAGCCTAAGCTAAAGCTTACATTGGGATTGAGGATACCTGTGGAGTATACACCAACAACGTTGATGATGGCTACACCAACTACACCAACTGAGCCAACAGCAGCAGGTGCTGAAACGCTTACTACAGTATGTGTAGCATTGGCATGAATGACGACACCACTGTCGCTTGTTGCTACACCTTGTACCCCAGTAAGAGGAACGGCAATATTACTAACGCCGTATCGGTCAACTCCATAAACGGCTTTACCATATATCGCACCTTTATCATAAGATGCGAAATCTCCTACCGCATAACCAGTATCATAATATCCATAATTTACATACTGGTCTGATACAAGTGCCATTTATGTTAGCCTAGAAAAGCCAAAGACCAATTATCATTACCATCAAAATTAATTTGACCAGCAAGAACTTTTAAAGCCAAAGTGTCTCCTACTGCTAATTTAATAACTGTGCTTGCGCCAGCATGATTCATAGAAGAGCTTGCTGCAAATTCAATCATCATGATGCAAGTGCCACCAACAAGACCACCACTTGTTCCATTCTTTGTAACGCCTAGCTGACTAATCCCACTAGAGTATCCAGAGTTTCTTCCAACAATATTAACCTGATACAGTCCAGCAACAGGTGCTGTAAATACACCAGTTGTCGAATTAAGACCAGCTGTTCCTTGATTAAACTCAACAGTCCAATTATTACTATTCAATGCACCATAGGTGTTTTGAGTTGTAGTAAGGTTGTTGGTAGTACCAGAACCATAGACACGAAAAGCAGGACGGTTTGTAGTTAATACATTACCCGTTACAGTAACTGTAGCAAATGTTGGAGAATCACCAGATTGATACTTGTCGTTATTTAAATTAGTAAAGTTTGCATCAAGCTCAGCGTGAGTTAATGCAGAACCTTTACCAGCACGAGTAGTAATTGTTGACATTTAATCTATCTTAGGCGATGCGAATAATTGCGTTGCTTGCGTCAGCAGTTGGGAATTGAACAACGAAGTCACCGTTGGTGGAAGTCTTGTCGCCACCAAAAGAGATCACTGCAACAGCGTTAGTAGTATTTGTACCGCCATCGGTAGTGGTGTTATAAATCAAAGCACCAGCAGCAGTAATGGTTGCACTAGGCCATGTTGCATCAGCAAAGTCGATGAAGGCTGTAGTTCCACTGGTAGTTGGATCAATGTTAGTCAGTGTCGTGCCACCAGCAGTATAACCGCTACCAACAACTTCATTAGTAGAAGAATAGTTTGTAGTAGAAGCATCCAAAGATGCAGAAGAAGTGTACAAAGCAATCTTGAATGTGTGACCACCAGATGCGTTGAAGTCATGTTTGCGCTCCAAGAGTTCTTTCTTAAAGCTTGTGCAGAGTGCTGAAGTAATTGCCATATTGTCTTTCGTGTTAGATACGTAAAAAAGAAAAGGGAAGACCCTTTTGGAGCCTCCCCTTTTTCAGCTAGTTAGCTCTTAAGCCAACTGTTCACGGTCAACAGAGGCGGCAGTGCGTGTACCTTGATTGGTATCAACCACCAAAGCCCAGACACGACCAGCGATAACGCCGGGCGAACCAGAGATGGTAGTGACCACGTCGATGGTGTCAGCAGCAGCGACCAAGCCAGCAGTAGTACCAGCCTTGTTGCTGTAAGCAGCAGTGTTGTCGAAGTTCAAGTCATTGGCGAACACGGTAGTGCCGTCAGTGATGTCCATTGTGTAGGTAGTCACATCAGGAACAACAGTGTAGTTTTGGAAACCTGCAGCCAACACCAAGGCGTTAGCAGGAACAGAGATACCAACAGTAGTACCAGAAGTAGCAGCCAAGCTCACTTCTTTTTCCAGCAACACTGGAACGGGACGGATAGATTGTGCGATAGACATTTTAAAATTTCCTTAGGGTTTATTTAGATATGCGATAGCTTTATGAAGTAACTCGGGATCATCGTTAAGTAAGCCAATTGCGTGATTACATTTTGAGCAGAGAAGACCACGAACTTTACCAGTGTCGTGACAATGATCTATGAAAAGTTTACCGCTTGATACTCTGGAGCTATTTACTTCTTCAGATTCACAAACTGCACATTTTCCATTTTGATCGACAAGCATGCTGTAATAATCTTCAGCAGTTATACCGTATGTACGTTGTATAAAAGCTTTCCATTTCACATGCTCGTTGCACGGCTTGCATTTAGAACGCATAGCCACGCCACCTTTTGATCTTTCGTCTCGTTCTAGGGTGTACTCACTAGCTAACTTAAACTCTCCACAAGCCGTACAATGTCGTCCATTTTTAAAGGGATGATCTTCGTGCAACTTGAGGAGTGTCATTTTGTTAATTCAGTTAATGCTATTAAGCAGCATTATACTTCGCAGTAACAATTGCCTCGGGTCTCAGGATTTTTCTGCCATACAAGTGCATACCACGAACGATGTCAGCAAAGCTGTCGGGATCACGGTAGGTTTCAGTTTTGGTGATTTGCTGAGCAGCTGCCACAGCAGAATCGTGACCAGCAACGATCACACCGAAGTTGGTGTTTTGGTTGGCAGTACCAGAAGTACCAGCACCAGTACCAATCTTAGGCAGGTTGTTAGACACATACACACGGAAACCGTGGAGGTTGTTCACGACCAAACCGTTTTGCAAACCATCACCGCCGAACAGGCTGTTCAACAGGCGAGAGTCTTCGTCTTTCAACATTTCGACGAACACGGGGTCAACCACCAGCCAACGACCATTGCTGTCAACGTATTGTTGATCCAACAGACGACCCATACGAGCGATCAGCATCAAAGGAGACACTGTAGCTGTGGGCAAAGCGGTAGCACCGGGCAAACGAGCTGCCACAGGGATCGAGTGATCGCCAGCAGAAGCGGTAGTGATGTTACCGAAGTCGCTCTTCTTGAGCTTCATGGTGGTCAAGAGTTCGTCAGAGCCAGCGGCGCTAACGGCTTTAGTACCAGCAGCAGAGCTACGGGCAGTGTCAGCATTCACATGCTTAGCCGATTGTTGATAGCCAGTCAAATAGCCCAACACGTCTTGGTCATACTGGTCACGCAAGCGATAAGCTGCACGATCAGAAGCCATTTGCATGAAGTTCACATGGCTGTGAGCTGCTTCGATGTCGTCAATTTTGAAAGCGAAGTAGTTAGCTTGGTCAACAACCAAAGTGAAGTCTTCGTCGTTCAGGTCTTGAGCGGTGATTTGAGTACCACGAGCGTAGTTTTGCACAGACACTTCGGGTTCTTTGATGATTTTAACGCTGTCGCCCATGTTGGCGATTTCGCCAAAATAGTCGTTGTTAGTAATAGCTTCTGCAGTCGAAGACTTGCGGAAAGCCAACTGTACTTGTTTGCTGTAGATTACGGGACTAAAGCCACCTGTGGGCAGGTTACCGTAACCCGCTGCTGCTGGAAATGCCATGTTAATTCTCCTATAGATATATAAGGCATATAGTTAAATACGCTTCACATTTCTACAGAGGCTGACATTAAAAGGTGTGTTAGTTGATTAGCCGCCGCTTCTCAATTAACAGGCTATTAATAGAACAGGTTGTTCTGTTAGATTACTGTTTTGCGTTACGAGTTTTTATTGATTTGTGGTGTTGCGAAGACCACGTATCAGCTAAAAAGACAAGACCGAATAGTTCGATCTTGCCTAAAGTTATAACACTTTTTTAGAGTGTGTCAAATATTTATCGTGCGCTACCACTCACATCGTAAATAAATTTACCGGAACGGATAGCTTTTTCGATAGCTTCTTGGTTCTTTTCATACTGTTGGATGGACATTTTATTCACTTGGCTTTCAAGGAATACGCCTTCTTCACCACCAGATGGTTCAGAACTAGAGCTACGAACATGGACGCTGGCAGCTGCATCACGAGAAGATGTGTCCTTCTTAGGAGTCTTGCCAATGTTCTTGTCAGCTTTATACAAGTCAATTGCACGAGCGGCAGCAACATAGTCGGTGTCGTTCTCATACAGAGCTTGTTGAATCCACTTAGGTTGTTCCTCAACCCACTCGTGGAACTCATCGCTATCTCTAATCTTATCAAAGTCTGGGTGAATCTTCTTCAGCTCAAACTCTGCCTTCTCAGCAGCGGTAAGACGTTCACGTTCATCCAACACTTTGAAACGATTTTCAATTTCTTCAGTTTGCTTCTTAGCTTCCTTCATTGCGATTGTGCGAACAATCTTGGCAACATCAGGATACTGAGCAGCCCAAGCTTCCAATTCTTCTTCAGTCTTTGGAAGTTTGATTTGGTTATTTGTAGTTTGTTCAAGCTGCGATTTCAGTTCATCAATTTGTTTTTGAAATTGCACTTGTTGTTGTTGAGAGTGACGACGAAGATCGCCGTAGCGTTTCTTAAAGGTCTTCTCTTCCGATGACAAGTTGCTGTCATCACCACCATCCTCATCCTTAGGTTCACTTCCACCAGCCAATAGCTGTTTCAGTTCTTCCTCGTCTTGTTGGATTCGAGCATCATTGGCATTGCGCTTGCCAAAAGCGGAATACGCCTTAGTTTGAGACGTAGGTTCAGTTGCAACGGTTGTCATATTTACCTTTTAAGTTGGGGCTAGCTGTAGCTGCAATGCAGGGAGTAGGTAGCCAATAATGGTGGGTGTTATTAAGTACCATCCAGCCCACCACTGGATTTGGTATTCGTATTATAGATTACTTTTTATTGCGCTTTTTAGCCAAGCCGCCTTTAGCAGCCATCATTGGTTGTACAGGTTGCTGTACATTTTGATCGTTTTGTACAGGTTGAGAAACAGGATTCACTTCTTGCTTAGTAAACCCCATAGGAATATCAATCAAAGGAGCACCGTTAATCATTGGCACATAAATCTTTTGACCAGCTTCATTCACATATGTATCGGTTTTAGGCTGTGACTCAGCCATGCCACCAATAGCAAATGCTTGTTCTGTACCACTAGATTCAGCAAGAGCTTTGTCAACTTCAGAACCAAAGTCGGGAGAGGAAGGAGCTTCGCTAGCAGACTCACCACCGTGCAATGCTTCAGGGTTTGCAACCTCGTCTGCATTACCAACTTGACCAATCTCTGCCATCTTTTGCAGACCAATCTTGGCTTCGTCACGCATCTTCATAAGCTTTTGCAAACCGAAGTATCGAACAACATCAGCAGGGAATACAAATTCACCTTCGCTAAGTTTGGCATCAATATCATCAGCCACTTCATTCTTCAGCGCACCGGGAGGTACGACATTACCAGTGGTAGGCTCGGTAGCACCACTGTCGTCTTTCATACCACCCTCTGCCAATAGCTTATTCGTTTCTAGCATCTACTTCTTCCTTGAGTTTCTTCAGTTGACGCAATTTCATAATTGCACCTTGAGCCTGAAAGATTTCCTTCAGCTCACTTGATTGTTCCAGTTTACGTTGTTCCATTTCGATATTGAAATCGAGCATGTCACAAAAGGCTTGCCACTGCAGACGATTGTTTGCGAGTGGCTTTAGTTTGCTTAAATATTGTTTTGTCATTGCATTGGAGGTGGTTGTTCAGGACCAGCACCTGCCGCAGAGAATCCTTGTTCACCCGGCACAGGTGCAGTACCAACACCAATGTTACCACCACCACCGCCAGATGTATCAGTAACAGGGGGTGGACCATTTACACCGGGCTGCGGAGGTTGACCTGCACCAGCTTCTGGAGGTTGAGGAGCTTGTTGCTTCTGCAACAACACAGCTTGCAGCATTGCCTCGTCCATATTGTTTGTAACTTTGTCAGGATCAAGGTCCATGCTCTTTGCAATTTCACGAACAATGTACGGCATCTTAGCAAATGGCATAAGAGCAGGGTTGCTAACAATCTGCAAGAACTGCATCAATCGTTGGCTTCTCACTTCGTTAGCCATCAAGCTTTCTGTACCACGAGCATTGACTTCCAAGTCACCACGAATGCTTGGATCAAAATCAAACTGCATGTTGAAATTGAAGAAAGCTTTACCCAACGGGCCAAGTAAATAGTCATCCAAATTCTTCACTACAGTTTTGATACTACCGCTAGCAGCGTTCATCAACATACTAATGCCAGATGCTGTACGACCAACACCAGACACGCCTGTTTGTCCGTGAGAGAAGGAGGGCAGACCAGTCGATTCGTCAGCCAACTGACGAGCCTTGTCGAATAGTTGGAGGTTTTCGTTGGCTACGTTAGGAAACTTTGTACCAAACAAAGCTTGACCGGGTGCGCCACCTTGTCTACGGAAAATCTTACCCGGATAAACAGACAAGTCTTGACCGGGAACGAGGTTGGTTTCATCAACTTCAAATACAAGGTTGCCAGAAAGAACCGCATTGTCCACCGCCATACGCATGAAACCATTCATAAGGGTTTGAGTGTCGTCCATGTTTTCAGCGACACCGACACCTGCTAGAGAGTAGGGGTTCAGTTCATATGGGACAGCATAATACGGAATCTTTGCTGGCTTAAACGGATTGAGTACAAGGCGCAAAATCTTGCCATTGCAAAACCAAATGTTAGCTTGCAACTCACCTGCATCTTCAAGCTCTTTAGGGATGATGATGTCTTCATTCTTCAACATCTCAATGTCAATGTTGCCCCAGTATTCCAAAACTTCAAAGCGTTGGATACCAAAGTTGGGTGCGTAGTCTTTGAGAGTATCTTCCCAATATTTTTTAACGTAGCTTTCGCCTTCATCAATCACAGCATCAATAACATTCTTGCGGAAGAAAGGACGATTCTTCAAAGCTCGCATTTGAGTTTTGCTAAGCTTGTGACGTTCGATGACATAAGACACGTTCTCTGTGTTGTTGCCATCTGGATCCCAATAGAAGTTCCAAATAGAAACATGCGATGCTTCGGGAACAGTCTTAAGTTTTGGTTTATACGTACCGTCTTCTGTCCAATCTGGATATTCTTTATCCAAGGCAAATGGACCTTTCATGACACCTGTACCAAACAATGCCATCTCAAAAGCGGTAGAGCGAAGATGTTTAGTTGCACCAGACTCATCGAGCTGGTCATGAATCTTCTTCTCCATCTTCTTAGCAGCCACCATAGCTGGGCTGAATGTGGCAGAGGTAGGAGTTACACCCGGACCTTCTTTAAGATCTGGAACATCCTTGAGCAAACCTTTCATTGCACCAAGACGCTCTTCCAACTTTTCAAGATCAAAGTCTTCTGGTTTTTCCAGTGTTGGAGAAGCGGGTGTTTCTTTAGGATCGACATGAACATCTTCCACCACGCCTTCAGGCAACACAGTGGGGTCAATGCTCAGTGGGAATTTGTTATTTGAGAACAACACTTCAATAAGCTGACCATATGCAGCAAGTGTTTTAGTCTTTGTTACCTTGATAAATACACGAGACTTCTCATTCTCTGTGAATTGAACGTCAGGGCCATACAAACCACGGTAGTTGCGATAGGCACGAAGCCAGCGTTGCTCATCAATACGACGAGCTTCCTCAGAACGAGTGAATCTTTCGTTGACGAAGTTAGCAAGGATGTCACCACCAAACGGATCAGTGGTTTTATTAGGAGCATCGTCAAGAGATAGGTTCTTATCTGTCAACACTTGTTGGTTATCTTTAGCCATTAATTACCTTAATACCCAAAAGTTGGGTCTGAAATTTTCATACCTGAAAATCTTGAATTGTTTGGATTATAGTCAAACAAACTACTTCTAGGTCTTGTCATAATACCGTAGCGAATCGCATCATAAATGTGATCTTCTGCTTTTGTATCAATATCTTCTGGATTTTTCTTATCTAACGGAAGGATTGGTAGCTGAGCAATGGTATTTACGCAGTTGCTTGTTATAACCATTCTAGGCATTTCTGTAAATGGATCAATTTGCAAGCGACGATGCAACTCATTCTTACCAGCAACCCTACTACCTGCGCTACGATCTGCAGGTTTCCACCTACATCCTTCCATAATCATTGTTTCTGCAATGGATGGTCCAGTGTCACCACGTTTTGCCCAGCAACTACTGTCCAATACACCGTAACGAATCAAACCATCGTCCTTTTCTAGCTCCAAAACCATGTTGGCTAGGTCTTTTGCCAGCACTTTGCTGACATACAGCTCACGATAGATGACAAGTTGGTCACTTGGTGTGACAGCAAACCACACAACAGCAGAATAGCTACCATATCCGTAGTCACAAGCCCTAAACTTTGTCCAATTGGACGGAATATCGAAGGGATCTACCACATGAATAGCCCGATTGAACTCAGGA